TCATCTGACGACGACAAGCTTCGGCCTTGCCGCCCGTTCCGCTTCCTGTTTTTCGATCACACTCAGCGCATCGGTCGCCGTCCGCTTCCGGTTCGCCGCCTCGATGTACTTGTCTGATTCCTTCATCGACGAGTGACCGAGAACGTCTTGTATCTGGCGCGCGCTCGCACCGTTTTCGGCGAGGTGCACGCCGAGTGATTTGCGCAAGCCGTGCAGTGTATATCCTGCCGGGATGCCCGCTTGCTCGCACCAGTTCCGCATCCGGTTGCCGAGCCCCTTTTCGCTGTACGCCTCGCCATAGGCGCTTAAGAGTACGGTTCCGCCCTTCGACCTGTCGAGCGGTGCCAGTGCGTCGGCAAGCGCCTTCGTGACCTTCAGGAACATTTCCTTGCCGCCCGTCCGCTTGGCATTCTTGCGTTGCCGGAAATCGAAGGCGGTGATCTTCTCGACCACACCACCGGCTAGCTCGACCTCCTCCTCGACCAGCTGATCCCAACGAAGATTCGCGATGTCGCCGCGACGGTTGCCGAGCCACATAGCGAGCGCATAGGCGGTACGCGCCGAGGTGCCGACTTTATGGTGCGCCTCGAACCGTTCGCGATATTCGCGCGGCCAAGCCTTGAAGCCATCGGTGGGCGGAATCGTGATCTTGTAACTGCTGGTCGGATCGAGTTCGATCCATTCCTCAAGAATAGCGACGCCGATCAACTTGCGCATGCCGACGAGAAGATGCTTCGCCTTCGATGCCGACACGTTGACGTGATAGGGCTTCAGGAAGGCTCTGACGTGCTTGTGCGTCATCATCTTCATCGGCACATCGCGCCACGTAAGTTCGTGCGCCGGATCGACTTGAGCGGCCAGAAAGGTCTCGATCTGAAGGACGTTGTAGCTTTGCGTCTTCGAGTCGAGCGCCAGCCATTCAGGCGATGCTTTCAGCATTGTGTAGGCATGCATGAACGATTGCGGCACGATCTTGCCCGGAAGCATGGAAACCGTCGCGGACGTGCCAAGCGTTGCCGCCTGATAGGCTTGCTCGAATGCTTCGTCGCCCGGTTGGCCCGGCAACGAGACTTCCTTACCGTCTCTGCCCTTGCCACGGTAGCGCCAGCGTTCCTTGCCGTGACGATCCTTCTTCGACGATGCGCCGGGATATTCAGGATGCGTTGCCATGCGGCGGCTCCATGGTCTTAAGCGCGTGGCGCAGAAGAACCGGGTAGGAAAAGCCCCTGCCCTGTTCGATGCCTTCAAGGGTGCGCCGTGGGATGCCAAGCACGTTGGCGGCGGCGCTTGCCGGTGCTGATCCTCGCCATTTCTTCAGCGCGTCGGCGAGATCGCGCTTCTCTTCTGGTGTCATTGCAGGTTCCCTGATTCGAGTTGCCTGCAATGTTTGTATACGCATTTCGCGTATTACGCAATGCGCGTAACTTTTCGGCTACGGGCGACCAGTGCGTCGAGGTCGTCTTTCTCTTCCGACAGGGCCGTGAAGTGGGCGTCGAGTGCGACGCGATCCCAGACCGTCCGGCTATCGACGCGCTTCGGTTTTGGCATGCGGCCATCGGCGACCATCTCGTCAAACTTCGTGGGACCGACACCGATGTACCGGGCGGCTTCCTCGCGGCACAAGCCACGCGGCGGATAAGCAAGCGGATCGTTTTTCATCGTCGATTTCCACGGATTGTCATTTTCCTTCACTGTAAAACTCAAATCGAGGTTTCGACAATAGAAAATCAACGCTGCACACAATATACCTAAAAGGTAATGCATTTACCAGAAAGGTAACTTTGCTAATATTGGCAGTTTATACTTGATATTTAACGTTTCTTATTTGATCTTCATTTCGATTGGATACCGAAGGGAATAGCGATGGAAGAACATGACGAGACTGAAGAGGCCGAAACGATCTCTGTTGCCACGACGAGGCGCATTCTCGGCATCGGACTTAATGAGACCTACAGGGCCATCCATCGCGGCGAAATTCCAGCGATCAAAATAGGTGGCAGTTACCGCGTGCTGAAGAAGCCGCTCGAAAAAATGCTCGGCAACGACGCAGCATAAACCGGATCGCGGCGGAAGATCGTGACCATCCCGACAGGAGCAAGACCGCAAACAAAAACCGGTGGCGAGGGGCCACCGGTATGTTTCCTGTCGAGGGAATGTGATGAACGTGTTCCGCGCTCATCCTACCATTCCTTCGCAAGACTTGAAGGAATTTTTCCATGCATGGCAACTACGACGGCCATACACGCCCGCCATTCCAACTGATCCACCTTTCGCAACTCGACGAGAACGAGCCGGAGCCGGAAACCCGCGTCCAGCGTCTCATGCCAAGAACCGGCTTTGCCACGATCTACGGGCCACCCGGTTGCGGTAAGACCTTCTGGGCCATCCATCTGGGGCTGACGGTCGCCGCTGGTTTGCCGTTCTTCGGTTGCGAGACTGAAAGGAGCGGCGTCGTCTATATCGCCGCAGAGGCGGGCAACGGCATCAAGAAACGGATAATTGCGGCCCGCGACCGGCTCGGCGTTACCGACGCTGAATTTTACCTGATCACCGAAGCGCCAAATCTCGGCTTCGCCAATCCCAACGACAGCAATCGGCTGATCCTTGATATCCAAGCCGCCCGCATCCCGAACCTTGGCATGATCTTTCTCGATACGGTCGCCCGCGTCACGCCTGGAAGCGACGAAAACAGCGTCATGCACATGGGCGCGTTCATCGCCAATGCCGACCGTATAGCCCGCCACTTCGACTGCATCGTCGTCGGCGTCCATCACACCGGCAAGGATGACGGGCGCGGCATGCGCGGCTCGTCAGCCATCAACGGGGCGACCGATTGCGAATGGTGGGTGCGCAAGGACGATGGCGGCATGCGCTCGGCGAAGCTGACCAAGATGCGCGACGGCGAAGGCGATCTGTCGATGACGTTCGATCTCGATGTAGTCGAGATGGCGGACGGCACCACCACATGCGTCATCGCTGAGTTGTCGCAGCCGGAAGTCAGGAAGACAGAGCGCAAGGTCTGGCAACCTACCGGAGCGGCGAAGATCGCCTATGAAGCACTCGTCGAACTCGTCAACGAGCGCGGGAGTGTTCCACCGGAAAACAACCACATTCCAAGCCGGACAAGGACAACTTCTATTGATTCTTGGAGGGCTCATGCAATCGCTCGCGGACTATGTTCGGGAGGGAACGACGACGCGGTTCGAATGTCCTTCAAGCGAGCAAGCGAAAAACTATTGAATACCAATAAGATAGCTACATGGAACAGTCATGTTTGGTTGGTGCTGTAGGGGCGAACAGAACGAACATCTCCCTAGAAGGGATGTTCGTCTGTTCGTTCCCCCAGACAAGCACATGAACAGGCAGAACAAACATGAACACTGTTCCGTGTTGTTCAGCTGTTCGGCAATGAAGGAAGAAAGGGCATGACGAAGCACATCCTTGAACGCGACACCATCCGCACATCCCGGCTGCTCGACTTCGTCGGTCGCCGCGAGCTTCAGGCGCAGACCGGCCATGACGTCTCCGACTGGCCGCTGGTGATCCTGAAGGAGCTCGTCGATAACGCGCTTGACGCCTGCGAGGACGCAAACATCGTGCCGGTGATCGGCATCGCCGTTCACGGCGATGGTTCCATTGTCGTCACCGACAACGGTCCCGGCCTTCCGGCTTCGACGATCGAGAGCATTCTCGACTTCACTATGCGGGTCTCGTCGCGCGAAGCCTGGGTCTCGCCGTCGCGCGGCGCGCAGGGCAACGCGCTGAAGACGCTCGTCGCCATGCCGTTCGCGCTCGACCAGGAAGAGGCTCAAGTGATCTCGATCACATCCCGCGATCAGCGTCACAGCATAGGTTTCAAGGTCGATCAGATCAGGCAGGAGCCGCAGATCGATTATCGCGTCGAAGCGGTGGATTGGAAAAAAGGCACCGAAATTCGGATTCCGTGGCCGGATCAAGCTTGCTCAATACTCGAACGCGCGATGGATCGGTTTTTACAAATCGCCAAGGATTATTGCTGGCTCAATCCAAACCTCAGCATGACTGTCGATCTGCTTGAGGATCGGCATGTCATCACGGCGACCGACGAAGGCTGGTCGAAATGGAAGACAAGCGATCCGACCTCGCCGCACTGGTATTCGCGCGACCGCCAGGTCCGGCTGATCGCGGCACTTCTCAGCCACGACGCTGATAACGGCCGGGGCCGGACCCTGCGCGAGTTCGTCGGACAGTTTCGCGGCTTCTCCGGTTCGGCAAAGCAGAAAACGGTATTGGATGAACTCGATCTCTTGCGCGCGCCGCTTACCGCGCTGGTGAGGGGTGGCGCGGTTGACGAGAACATGGCCGCACGATTGTTCGCCGTCATGGCAGAGCACTCGGCTCCGGTGAAGCCGAAACTTCTCGGCTCCATTGGCCGCGATCACCTGTTCGAGCGCTGCATGGCGATCGGCGCGGACATGGAAACATTCCAGTATCGCAAGGCGGAGGACTACAGCGACGACGGTCTGCCGTTCATCACCGAGACCGCGTTCGCCTATCTGGGCGAAACGGGACTGGCGCACTTCGGCGATTGCCGCAGCATCGTCACCGGCATCAACTGGTCGGCCTGCATCAACAACCCGTTTCGGACCATCGGCGGATACGGGCAATCGCTCGACACCATCCTGGCGGGGCAGCGCTGCACGCGAGATGAGCCGGTCGTCATCTTTCTGCACGTGTCATGTCCGCGCGTCGAATATCTCGATCGCGGCAAATCGTCGGTGGTGCTGTCATGAAGAGCGACACGATCATAGACGCCATCGTCGGCGTTACCGCGAAATGGGCGAAACAGCGTAAGCAGGAGGAACGCAACGCATCGGCTTGGCTTAACCGGCGTGACCGGCTGACACGCAGTCGGCGCGTTACAGCGAAAAACGCCGTGGGAATGTACGCGGAATCCGCATGGCTGAAAGCATCAGGCGACGGCGCGCTGCCAGCGTCCTGTCGGCAGATTTACTACGCCATCCGTGAGGCCGTCGCCGATCTCACCGGTAAGGAACTCAACTACGGCTATTTCTCACAGCTGCTGGCGGAACATGTCGATGAACATGATCTGGATTGGGACGTCGTCTACGACGCGAGAGGCGACTTCGTCGAGCCGCATACTGGCAGGCGCGTACCGCTTGGCACGCTTCAGGTCCGGCAATATCTCGACAACGCCGAATGCTATCAATTACCGGAAGCCGTGCCGGGCTTTCATCTCGATACCGGCTTTCCGACCGACGGTCCAAGCCATCGCTTCGGCGCGTTGTTGTTTATCGAAAAGCAAGGCTTCGATCCGCTCATCAAGAGCGCGCGAATCGCCGAACGCTTTGACATCGCCATTGCAAGCACGAAGGGTATGAGCACAACGGCAATGCGCCGTCTGGCTCAGAGCATATGTGGCGACGGCGTGCCGCTGCTGGTCATGCACGACTTCGACATCTCCGGCATGGTCATCGCTGGCACATTGCAGAACGATACGCGCCGTTTCCGTTTCGACCGTGAATTTCCGGTGATCGACATCGGGCTCCGGCTCGCCGACATCGATGGACTGGGGCGCGAGAAGGTCGCGATCGAACCGAAGGCGCGTGACGCGCACATCGCCACGTTGCGCCGCTACGGTGCGACCGAGGACGAAATCGACTTCCTGGTCAAGGGTCGCGAGCGCGTCGAACTTAACGCGATGTCGTCGCCGAAGATGATCAACTTTATCGAGCGCAAACTTGAAGAGCACGGTGTCCGCAAGGTGGTCCCTGATCAGGCGACATTGCACCTTGCCGCCACCCGCGCAGCGAAGATCGCCAGACTTCAGCAGGTGATCCGCCGCGAACAGGCTAGAGAAGATATCGACATCGCCATTCCCGACGACCTTGAAGAGCAGGTGCGCGCCATGCTGATCGCTGATCCAACCATACCGTGGGATGACGCTGTCGTGCGCGTCATGGGTGGAGAGGCAACGAAGAACAGGCAGGGCGGCGGCTGACGGGGGGCATGAAGATTTGTCTCGCACGCGTGCGTAAAGACCGGCGGCCCAGACTTGCGCGTACGCCCGCAGCAAATGGCAAATGGGCAAAAAAGTGGGTTTTGGTTGTGCCTGATCAGTTCATCAACCACGCCATCTCGTCGGCATCCTCATCTTTCCCGACGTGAAGTCGGGTGCGAGCGGCGGGACTGAGGCCGAGCCTGTCGCTGAGGCTGACGATTTGCTTTTCAGCCGCCGTGATGATCATCAGCGCCGGGTTTCGGGTGATGCCTTGTGCGCCAGCGATGAGAAGGCCGCTGTCGGCGACGATCATCTCGGCTTCCCGCAGCCTAAGCGAGACTATGACGAACATTTCGAGCAATGCGCTGTCGGCAGCCTTGAATGTGCCAACTGGCATGGATGCGATTAGGTCATTCCATAGCGATTGCTGATCGCGGCTGAAATAGTCGGGCATCTTCGGCGCGCCGGTTGCTTCGATCTCTGGCTCAATGCGCCTGTGACCTCGTCCGCCTTCGATGACCTTGATCTTTGCGCTCTTACGGTTCCGCCCGCCTGAGTTCATGTTCCCGGCCATGGTCATCTCCTTTCAAAACCTACCTTCTAGGAAATATCATTTCGGAAGCGAAACGACTACACTTGACCCATGTCCTTCGCGGGGCAGGTGTCTAGAACACAGAATGTGGATCGTCCGAACCCCGCGCAAAACGTGGGGTTTTTTACTATGGCTGACATCGCCGCCGACATCGCCGCCGTCAAAAGCCTTTCCATCGGCATTGAGCGTCGACTGAGGCGGGGTGCCATCAACCCACTTCGTGAAGCTCAAAAGCAGCTGGTGCGATCCATTGCCGTCAAGCTCGTTGCGGTCGGAAAGCCGGGCACCGATCTCGACGTTTTGGCAAAGCACTTGTTCGGCAACGGCGCACCTTCGATGCGGTCCCTGTCCGGCCTGACACGCGTCAAGGCCGCGATCTCTCCAGCAATGACGACAGTGCCAAGTTGGGCTGGCGACCTGGTCGGCGATGAAGTCCTTACGTCCGCGCTGGCGATCCTTGCGCCGCAATCGGTCTACGGCCAGCTAACCGCTGCCGGTCTTCGCGTCGAACTGCTGTCGTCAGGTGGCGCGGTCCGCATCCCGACAGCCAAGGTCGATGCTGATCCGGTTGACGTCTTCGTCAGCGAAGGTGGCGCGATCCCGGCGCGAAGCCGGTTCCTTGAGAACCATCCGCTTGCATCCTTCAAGGCGGCATTGTTGACCGTCACGACGGGCGATCTGATCAAGAAAGGCCCGGCGACGATCGAGGCCATTCTGACGCGGTTGCTGGCGCAAGACATAATGCGAAGCGTGGATAAGGTTCTGATCTCCGCGAGCGCCGCGACGACGAGCCGCCCGGCTGGCATCCTGAATGGCGCAACGGTCGTCCCGCCGTCCACGTCGACCGATCCGGCGACAGCGGCTGCCGAAGATATCGCTGCATTGATCGCGGCGCTTGCCGATCCGCTGCCAGCCGAACGGCCAGTGCTGATCATGAACGTGAAGCAAAGTGTTGCGCTCGACTTGATGTTTCCGGGTGCAAACCTCGCGGTGGTCACGAGCGAATTTGTCCCGGCTGGCACGGTCTCGGCAGTCGATGCGGCGGATTTTGCCAGCGGTGCCGCGCCGGATTCGTTCGACGCTTCTGTCAGCACCGAAGCTCTAGTTCATAGCGACACGGCACCCGTCGCTGACGTCATGACCGGATCGCCTGCAATGTCGCTGTGGCAGCAGGATTGTCAGGGTCTTCGTCTGATCGAAGACATCAGCTGGCAACTGCTTTCGAAGGCATCGACCGCAACAGGTGTGAAATGGTGAAACCGCGCGTCCGCATCCCTGCCACCTCGCAACCGGTCAAGGCCGTCGAAGGCGAACCACGCGATGGGCCGTGGCTTGTTTCATGGCCTGACGGGCTGTTGCCGGACTCGTGGGGCAAGTCGTGGAACTTCTGGCAGATGGGCCATGATCCGATTGACGGTATCGGCTCTGTCGCGGTCGTCGAGGCATGTGTAAATGCCTATGCGCAGACCATCGCGCAATGCCCGGCGACGCATTGGCGGGCGCTGCCAGACGGCGGGCGCGAGCGGGTGAACTCGGCGGCATACAGGGTGTTGAAACACCCCAACGATTACATGAGCCGGTCCGATCTCATCTACCAGCTTGTCCGCGATCTCTTCTATCACGGCAACAGCTATCATCTCGGCAGGCGCAACCTTCGCTATGAGGTCGATAGTCTCCATCCCTTCGATCCGCGTCGCAGCAAGGCTATCGTCGGCGAGGCGGAATCCGTCTGGTACGAACTCGACGGCAACAGCGTGCTGCAAGGCGATAACGGCGGTTTCTTCTCCGGCTATGCCAACGCCCGGCAGCGGTTGCTTGTGCCCGCCCGCGACTGCTTGCACGTCAAGCTACAGACCGAGAAGGGCGAGTACCTGAAAGGTCTGTCGCCGCTCCGGCACGCCACGGACGCCATCATTGCGCAACGCATGATCGGCCAACGCCTGATCGCGATGTTTGCCAGCATGGGCAAGCCGCCCGGCGTAATCGAAACATCCTTGAACCTGACGGCGAGCCAGATTTCCGAGTTGCGCGCCAAGATCAATGAGACGTGGCGCGGCGTCGATGACATCAACTCCGGCCCGCCGATCCTGACGAACGGTTTGCAGTTCAAGGGCATCTCCATGACGGCGCAGGAAGCGGAACTCGCCAATGCATCGAAGTTGACACAGGATCAGATATTCATGTGTCTGGGCGTGCCACCGGCAATCCTAGGCCAGACGGACCGCAGTTCCTACGGCTCGACGGAAGCGCTCATTCAAAGCTGGCTGTCATCCGGGCTCGGCTTCGTCATCGATCATGTCGAAACCGCCCTTGATCAGTTCTTTGACCTTGATGGCTTCCCGGAAGAATACATCGAACTGGACACCCGCGCTCTTCTGCGTCCGATGGAAAAGGACAGGTACGACGCGCTGTCGAAGGCCGTGATTTCCGGCATCATGTCGCCGAACGAGGCACGCAACTCCGAAGACTTGCCGGACGTACCTTACGGCGACGAACCGCGAGTACAGCAACAAGTCGTTCCGCTGTCGGCATGGGAAGTCGGACGGCAGGAAGCACCGGCAGCGCCAACAGCGGGCAAGTCGGCGCACGAACTCGACGCCATTTCAGCGAGAGCCCGCAGCGAGGAACGGGCAACCCTCAAGACGGCTCTTGATGAGATGAAGGCCGAAGTCGCCACCCTCACCAAAGAGCATTCCGCCCGTCTTGGCGAATTGCGCGGCCTTCGCCAGCAGTATGCGAGGCAGCAAGCGGACGGCATCAGGCGGGAAGTCACGGCGAGCCGCCAAGCCGAACGCGAGGAAATCGAGACGTTGCGGGCCGAAATGGAGGCGCTGAAGCGGGCGCTCGCCACCGTGCCGAAGCGTGAGGAGTATTCGCGATGACGGAATACGATGTCGAAGTCCTGAAAGCCGAGGTGCGACAGGAACTCAAGCTGATCCGGCGCATGCAAAACGAGTTGCGCATGAAGATCACATCGATCGATGCGGGCTCAAGTGTCTACTTGCTGAGGCGCGTTGCCCTACTTGAAGCGCATATCCGCGAAATGCGGGACAGGGACGAGCGCAGGCGCGCTCGGAGCGCCGAGCAAGGGGCGATAGTGCAGTGAACGTTCTTGCACGCGTACGGGCTTCCCTGAGTCAAATAAAGCGCATCGCGTTGCTCGGCGACGACGGCAGCGTCTTGGGCGACGAAGGTTTGCTTTACGACACCGTGGCCGGGCAAGTCATCGTCAACGGCGTCGAACTGATCGAGGAAGCGCCGGAAGCCGGTGGGCCATTCGGTCGGCAAGCTGGCGCATGGGTCGTCATCAAAGGTGGCGGCAGTGGTGGTGGTGTTGGCGAGCAAGGTCCACCGGGGCCACCCGGTCCGCGAGGTCCAAGCGGTTTACCAGGGCAACAGGGCGATCCCGGACCACAGGGACCGCAGGGCGATCCGGGCGCGGATGGGGCGCAAGGTCCGCCCGGTGCCGATGGCGCGGCAGGTCCAGCCGGTCCGCAGGGACCACAAGGCGTGAAGGGTGACACTGGCGCGCAAGGACCGCAGGGCATCCAAGGGCCACCCGGTCCCGGCCTGCCGATGCCACCGAGCGATGGCAATTTTTACGCGATGCAAAACGGCGTTTGGGTGCCGTTCATCATCCCGACGACACTTGATGGATTGGGTGCGTGATGTCGAATAACTGGTTTGTCTTAAACGTTGATCGCACCACGCTTCCCGATGAAATGCTGCCGATGTTCAAGACGCATTGCCGGGTGACGTTCGCCGACGACGACGCCTATCTGACGCTTTGCCTGATGCGATCCATCGACCTGTTCGAACGCCATGCGGGGTGGTTCGTGTTCGGCAACACGACCGTTTGGGTACCGCTCGTTACAGCGACGACGACACGCGTCGCACTACCGGTGCAGCCTGTTTCGAGCTTCACCGTCAGTCTCGACAGCGTCGATATCTCAGACGAGTACCGGATGCTTCGCGGATCTACGGCAACGACGCCTTGGTTCCTTGAGCGTAAAGACGGCGGCGTCATTCCAGCGGGGCTGGAAAACACGTTGACCGCTGGCTATGCCGACATGGCATCCTTGCCGCCATCGGTCATCGACATCAGTTTCCGGGTGGCCGCTTTCTACTATGAGGCCCGCGAAAGCGTCACGTCCTACAGTGTCGAGCAAGTGCCGCAGTGGATGAACGACCTGCTGCTTGGCAATTGGGTGCCAAGGGCATGAGTTGGACGAAGCGCGCCACTTCATCCTAAAGCCGAAAGAAACTCTGTGGGTCGCTTTGCGTAGTCGTCGGCGGTCCGCCAAAGCGTTCCGATCAAGAGGGGCGTGCGTGGAGCCATTCTGTCGTGTTCGGTGGGATAGCGAAGGGGAAAGCCGCCGCCCGCGTGAAGCGTGCCAAGCGCACCGCAGTATTCCTCAAATAGGGACGCAGGGTCATTTACCTTAGCGGCATCTGGATACACGCCAGAACCTAAAGCCTCTTCGTGAGTGATTGCAGCGTTAATCGCGGCTGCGGCTCTCAGCTGGTCGCATTGTGGCTGATTCCACATTTCGTTGATGCGGTGCCCGTACATGTCTTTGACATCGCGTTCCGTTGCGCCGTGATGAATGAGACAACCTTTGAGGAGAAGTTCTAAGCCTTGACCGGCTAGATGAAGTGCGGGAGCGAAAAGCATCCGGTTGCCGTTCACCAACTCCATTTTCAGGAGATTCGCGCCTTCGAGAAAGCATTTTGCCCGGGCGACAAACTTTCCGGCATCGGTTTCGATAAAGGATAGAGAGAGGGTTTCAGTTGCATTGAATGTCAT